AATGGCTTTACCTTCAGACACACAAGGAGCAGATTCACGCCTGCAAGTACGCTTTTACAAGAAATCCGTACAACAAGAGCAGGAATCCATAGATGCTGGCAGACCAATTTACAAAGACTTTGACTTTGTGCAAATCTGCGTTGCTGGCGATACCCTAACCGAAATCGACACTTATGCGCTACAAAGCCATAAGCAGCGTTTCCCTATTCAATGGGCTAATTACATGAATAGACAAGGAGCGCATGACGAAGAAGTAGTTGGAACGCCTGTAGCGGAATGGCCTTTAATATCAAAAAGCCAAGCCGAAGAATTAAGGGCAATTAAGTTCCAAACGGTAGAATCTATTGCAAATGCTTCAGATCAGCAGTTACAGCGCATGGGAATGATGGCAGGAATGTCACCCTATTCGTTCCGTGACAAGGCAAAAGCATTTTTAAATCTAGCGACAACAGCGGCAGAAACCGATAAGCGTGAGAGTGAAATTAACGCTTTAAAAGAAGAACTTGCCAAAAAGGAACTAGAAACTGCTAAAATAAAGGCAGAAACAGATGCGAAGCTAGCCTTAATGCAAGAGCAAATGGCTACTATACTTGCTGCTGTTGGTGAAAAGAAACCCCGTAAAACGAAAACGGTAGCCACAGAGGAAGCCTAATATGTCATCAACAATGCTGGAATTGGTGCAGCAAGTCACCGCTGAACTTAACTTAGCCGTACCTACTTATGTAGCAGGAAACACTAGCCAAGATGTGCAGCAGATTCTTGCGTTAATGAACCGTGCAGGGTACGACTTAATTAAGGAACACAATTGGCAAGCATTGGAGCTGGAATATCGGTTTTACACCACAGCAATCACCACAACCTGCGATACAACGAATAATAGCTATCTATTAAGCAATATTCCAAGTACCGCAGGTTTGGACAATACTTATTCTATTGTTGGTACAAGTGTTCCCCAAGATACTTATGTTGATACGGTTCTTACTGCAAATAGCTTAAATACAACCCAGTTATCTTCAGCAACATCGGTAGGCGGCACAGTTACTTTTAGCAAAACCATTTACCCCTTGCCGCCTGACTACGAAACCATTACCGATAATACGCATTGGGATAAGACAAAGCATTGGCAAATGCTTGGCCCTGTTGATGCACAGCAATGGCAATGGCTCAAGTCGGGTTATATTTCAACAGGCCCTCGGGTTCGTTGGCGTATTCTTGGCAATCAGTTTGAGATTTGGCCACCATATAGCACCCTTGAATATCTAGGCTTTGAATACCGTTCTAAAGGATGGGTAAGAAGTGCCGCTGGTGCTGTCAAGAACAGCTTTACAGTTGATACTGACACAAGCGTATTAGACGATTCAATTATTGTCTTGTTGACTAAATTAAAGTATTTCCAAATCAAGTCGTTTGATACTACTGCATTGCAACAAGATTACAGCCGTTATTTGAGCATTGCTAAAGCAAACGATAAAGGCTCTGCTACCCTGTCTTTTGCACCACAACCAAGTGCTGTGCTTATCGGTTGGGCTAACATTCCCGACACTAATTACGGGTCATAGTTTAAAAATCATGTTGCCACAAAACGCCATTTTTAATTCGACTAATAACGCTTTGTCTAACGCCATATTCTTCTGCAATGATGCGTTGAAGTCGATCATCTTTTCGAATGGCATTAACTTGTTTAAGCGTCAATTTGGCAGTTCCGCAACGCTCACCACGATTGGTAGTTCCATGTCTAATTTTATCGACAGAATTATTTTTTGGGGTGTCCCAACGAAGATTGCTAATGTGGTTGTTTTGATGGTTTCCGTCATTGTGGCAACATTCCATTCCCTCAGGGCATTTTCCTACAAAAGCCTCAAGAACCAATCTATGAGGTCTTACAATTTTTTGTTGACCAAATTTCCAAATATTCAAATATGGTCTGCCATCGTCTTTTGCAAAAGTAATCTTTTTAAATTTTTGAGTTATTTTGGAACGTACCCTGCCATGATCAGAAACTTCATAAATATCTTCAAATCCAACAACATCCAGCCATTGTTCCATAAATATCCCCGTAACATAGATATGGGGATATTGTAACATGGCGGTTGCTAAAAAGTTCTCGGCTAGAACTACATCGTTAGCTTCCCCTATTGGTGGTTGGAACGCAAGGGATTCTTTAGCTGAAATGCAACCGTTAGATGCGGTGCAACTAATTAACTTCTTTCCTACCCCTACCGATGTGACCCTTAGAAAAGGCTATTCACGAGCATCCATAGGCATTACGGGGGAAGTAGAAACCCTAATGAATTACGCTGGATATGATGGCACAAATACCCTTTTTGCCGTAGCCAACGGAACGATATATAACGCATCAACTTCTACTGCTACTGTTGCATTTACAGGGCTGGCTAATAGCAGATTCCAGCATTGCATGATTAGTACCGATGGCGGTAACTTTATTATTGCTGTAAACGGTCAAGATTCGGCAATGGTTTATGACGGTACACGCTGGTTTAGGATGGCTACTACATCTACCGCACAGACTATTAGTACCATTACAAGAGGCGGTGCAGGTAATCTGACGGCTACCCTAACAACTGCTTCACCGCATGGCTTAGTAACAGGAAACCGTGTCACCATTACAGGCGCAACAGAAGCCAATTACAACGGTACTTATGTCATTACCGTAACAGGTGCTTCAACCTTTACTTATACGATGGCTACCGCACCTGCGGCAAACGCTACCGTAGTTGGCACTTATAGTGTTTTAGGCATAACAGGCGTAAACAGTAACACATTTGTTAATGTCAATATGTGCCAAAACAGGCTTTTTTTCGTACAAAAAGACAGCATGACCTTTTGGTATTTGAATGTGGAATCTATTGCTGGCGCAGCTTTAGACTTCCCATTAGGGGCTATTGCAAGGTCAGGCGGTTTCCTGCAAGCAATGGGTACATGGACTTTAGACGCTGGTTACGGGGTAGACGATTTATCCGCTTTTGTTACAAGTATGGGTGAAGTCATCGTTTATAAGGGTACAAACCCTAGCGATCCTACAAATTGGAGTGAAGTTGGCGTATGGCAATTAGGTCAAACCTTTAGCCGTAGGTGTTTCTTTAAGTTTGGTGGTGATTTACTGCTATTAACCCAAGACGGCCTAGTGCCAATGTCAGGCGCATTGCAATCGTCACGCTTAGACCCACGAATTAACCTAACCGATAAGATTTATTTTGCGGTAAGCCAAGCGGCAACGGTTTTCTATGCAGAATTTGGCTGGCAAATTAACTATTTTGCTAGTGAAAATATGCTGATTTTAAATATTCCTACTGGCACAGGCTTTGAGCAGTATGTAATGCACACCATTACTAAGTCTTGGGCTAGATTTACAGGGATAAACGCTATTTGCTGGGAAGTATCGGGAAATAACAGGATTTTCTTTGGTGCTGACGGATATGTTGGCGAGTTCTATACCCAGCTTTCTGATAACGGCTCAAATATTGTTGCAACTGCACAGCAAGCGTACAGCTATTTTGACAGCCGTGGACAGTTAAAACGCTTTACCCTAGTACGCCCTATCCTTCAGACCGATAACGGCTTACCGACTGTTCTATGCGGTATTAGCACCGATTTTGATACCCAGCCATTGACCAATCAAATAGCCTTTAATCCTGCCACATTAGATATTGGTGTTTGGGACACAGGTATATGGGATGACGCTAACTGGGGTGGCAATTTAACTACCACTAAGTTTTGGCAAGGGGTTACAGGAACAGGCTTTGCTGGATCAATTAATATAAATGTTGCATCGCAAGGTATTGACTTTCATTGGGCATCAACCGACTATGTGATGGAAAACGGGGGCGTACTGTAATTGCTGTGTTTTGATAAAGACTTATTGGGGCCATTTATCGCCCAAAAGTTAAACACAGTATGGACACCTGAGAATTCCAGCACAATAGGCTGGGTAACAGATGAAATAGAATCAGTAGTTTGGTATGAGGATTTTAATAAAAGGTCAGTAACTTGCCATATTTACCTAGAAAAAGGGTTAAATAAGCAATATTTACATACCATTTTTCATTATCCTTTTGTACAATTGGGGGTAGATAAGATAATTGCCCCAGTAATAAGTAGTAACGACAAGTCGGTAGAGTTTGTCAAGAAATTGGGGTTTGAGGAACAAGCACGATTACTTGATGTTTTTCCTACTGGAGATTTGTTGTTTTTTGTAATGTCAAAAGACAAATGTAGATTTTTAGGAGAAAGATATGGGAAAGTCGGCTAGTGCGCCACCGCCACCCGATTACGCTGGTGCGGCACAACAAACTGCGCAAGGCAACTTAGAAGCTGCCCGTGCGAATATTGCTGCCAATCGTGTAAACCAATACACGCCTTATGGTTCGCTTGAATATAAGATTGCAGGTGAAGACCCCTATGGCAATCCTACTTGGTCTGCCACGCAATCTCTTGCTCCTGCACAGCAACAACTTTTAGATTACCAAAATCGAGCCAGTTTAGGTCTTGGACAATTAACTGAAAAAGGCTTGGGTTATGTCAGCAATATGCTGGAAAACCCATTTGATGTAAGCCAGTTACCGACTACAGGATTTAATCCTAGCCAGTCGTACCAAGAAGCGTATATGCAACGCCTTGCCCCACAAATCGAGCAAGGTCGTGAAGCATTAAGCGTTGATTTGGCTAATAGAGGTATTCCAATTGGTTCAGAGGCTTATAAACGAGCCATGATGAGCCAATCCCAGCGTGAGAATGACTTATTAGCTGCCGCTACAACGCAAGGTTTTGGCGTTGGTCAACAAGCTCGTCAATCTGCTTTGCAAGAGCAAGCCTATTTGCGTAACGAGCCACTCAACACATTAAGTGCTGTTAGAACTGGAGCGCAAGTTCAAGGCCCTACTTTTGTAAACCCTGCTATGCAAGCCAATACGGCTGGTGCTGATATTTTGGGCGCAACGCAAATGGGCTACAACGCCCAATTAGGTGCTTCCAACGCTCAAAATGCCGCTAACAACGCAATGACACAAGGTTTATTTAGCCTTGGCGGTGCAGCACTTATGTCTGATATTCGCACTAAAGAAAACATTAAGCACATTGCTTGGTTGCCTAATGGTTTACCCGTATATACATACGAGTACAAGCCTGAATACAAGGATCACCTACTAGCAGGTCATGGAACGCACACAGGCGTGATGGCACACGAAGTAGAGGCTAAGTATCCTAATGCTGTAATAACCCTTGATAACGGCTATAAAGCTGTAGATTACGGACAATTATGAACCCATATATTCGAGCAATGCAGCCAATGCAAGATGTAAGCGGATTGCAACCCGTATTCCAAAACTTTGGTCAGCAACAAGCTAATCAAGCAGCGGCACTTGCACAGCAAAACCAATTGGTTAATCAAATGGGGCAAGGTCAGGGTGGCATGAACCCAATGGCTTTAGCAATGATGTTGCGTAAAAAAGACCCAACTAAACCTGCGCCTATAACGGATTACAGCGAAATAATGCCTGATACAGTACAAACCAATTCTTTGGATCGTTAACCATGGCTGATATTGGATCATTAAACCCCGAACAGATGTTGCAACAGCAGCAGATTTTACGCCAGCAAAAGATGGCTGAAATGCTTATGCAACAAGGTGCGCAACAACCACAAGCACAAATGGTTGGTGGTCGTTATGTTGCCCCTAGCATATTTCAAAACCTTGGTAATTTAGCAAATTTGTACATGGGTCAAAGAGGTGTTGAAAGAGCAGAGCAAGCACAATTAAATTTAGCCAAACAATTGCGTGAGCAAGGTGTTCAAGAAACCCAAAGATTAATGAATGTGTTTGGTGGTAGAGCTGCTACTCCTGAACAAGTAACCGAAATGGCTGGCCCATACGGAATGACTGGCGCAGGTCAAAATGTACCTATGCCTACGGCTACTATAGATGCACGACCAGCAATAGAAGCTAATCCAAAATTAGCATATGCAGAAGCATTAAATATGCAATCGCCACAAGCTAGAGCTTTGTTGCCATTTTTGGCAGCAGAAGCATTTAAAAAACCTAAATGGGAAAAAGCAGAATACACAGACGAAAAAACAGGCAAAACCAAGCAAGGTGTTTATGATGCTAATTCAAACGACCCAATTGGTTCTTTCAGAGTTGGTGGCGTTAAGCCTGAAATGTCTGCTTATGAACGAGCAAGTTTAAATTTACGGGCTGGCGAACAAGATATTTCACGTGCAAATTTACAATTTAATACAGGCATGACTGCTGGTGGTGGCGGTGTACCTATTAGCGCACCTGCACCCGCACAACCTACCCCAACAACTTATAGAACTATAAATCAAGGCAGTCCAATTCTTGCTCCAAATCAACCCCTACCACAGCAAAATGTAGCATCACAAATGCCACAGCAAGAAGTTATGCCTATATTTAAATCTAAAGCTGAACAAGAGGTTTGGGTTGCAACACAAAAAGAAAAGAATAGATTACAAACTGAAGCACAAGCCGCTTTACCTACTGCATTAAATACAGTTAATAGTGGATTAAAAGCAATTACTGGAATGATTGGCGATACAACTGTTAATGATCAAGGAAATCTTGTTTACGGAAAAGTAAAGCCACATAAAGGATTTAATGATGCCGTTGGCTTTCCATCTTTGGCATCAGGTTTTGGTGCAACTGCTTACATCAAAGGGTCTGATTGGAAAAATTTTGAAGCAAGATTTAAAGAAATTCAAGGAAAATCATTTTTGGCTGCAATTGATTCATTGCGTGGAACTGGTGCAATTAGTGAAGCTGAAGGTGAAAAAGCTACTACCGCTATTAACAGAATGTCTTTACAACAATCGCCAGCAGAATTTGTTGAAGCTGCAAATGAATTAAGAGATGTTATGACAAAAGGTTACGCTGCTGCTCAACAAAAAGCAGGTGTTAAACCATTTAATCCTACCGCCCAACCTAATGTTGGTGGTTCTAAGCCAGCTATGCCACGCTATAATCTTCAAACTGGTCAATGGGAATAATTTATGCCAATAATTGATGTTGTTGGAATTGGTCCAGTTGAACTGCCTGACGGAATGTCAAGGGAGCAAATGGCTGCTGCTTTAAATAAATTACCAAAACCAAAATTTCAACCTACTGAACAAAATCGTGGCAATGTTATTAACACCGATGTGCCTACTTTAGTAGGTGAAAGACCTAATGCAGTAAACGCACAGCCACCTGCAAGACCCGTCAATATGATGGATCGGGTAAAAGCCTTATACGAAGTTCCTACAGCCGTAGCTGCATCTATGGTTACTGAGCCATTGTCGCAAGCGTATGGGGTTGCTAGAAGCATTCCTGAAGCTATTAGAACGGGTCAAGCACCTGCTGAGTTAGGTCAAAAATACGCTCAACAAGCAAGAGAAAATATTAGTTACAGACCATCTTCACCTGTATCGCAAAGTGCTTTAGAAAGCATTGGTAGTGCGTTTGAAGCAACAAAAATACCGCCATATTTAGGTAATATTGGCGCAATTCCTTCTGTTATACAGCAAGCACCAAATGTTCGACCTGTTATCCAAGAATCAGTAATTCCTGCTGGTAGAAACATGGCAAACGCATTGCGTAATGAAGGTCAAATGATTCAAGAAGCTGTACAGCCTGTTATTCAGCGTGGTATAGATGTTGCAAGGCCAATAGCCGAAAAAGCTGTTGAAATAGCACAACCAGTAACCAACAAAATGGCTGAAGCATTGCGTAGAGAGCCTAGAATTGACATTGCAGGGATTGGTAAATCTGCCCCATCAATAGATGATTTAGCAACGCAATCTGCTACATTATTTAAACAAGCCAAAGAATCAGGCGTTGAATTAAACCCACAATATTTTTCTAATATGATGAAAAGCGTAGGTAAAGATTTACGCTCTGAAGGTTATGACGCAAGATTAATGCCAAAAGTTGCTGTTGCTCTTGAAGAAATGCAAAATGCTGCTATTCCTAAAGATTTTGCAGAGTTAAGCACTTTGCGTAAATTTATTCAAATCGCACAAAAGAGTGATGATTCGGATGAACGCAGAATTGCAACTATTCTTAAATCTGACTTTGATGATTATGTAGCCAACATTCCTGAATCATCTGTTATTGGCGGTAATAAACAAGGTTTAACAGATTGGAAAAAAGCTAGAGATACATACGCAAAAATGAGCAAATCTGAAATATTTACAGATATGCTTGAAATAGCTGATTTAGAAAAAACACAATTTAGTGCATCAGGCGCAGAAAATTCATTATCTAAACAGTTGCGTCAATTAGCTAAAAACGAAAAGAAAATGCGTTTGTTTACAAAAGCAGAACAAGCTGCTATTAAACAAGCTGCTAAAGGTACAAAAACTCAAGAAATTTTGCGTATTTATGGCAAATTTGCCCCAACAAGTTCAGTAAACTCTATCTTGCCCTTGTTGGCTACCTCAGTAAGTGGCCCTATAGGATTAGGTTTAACCGCTGGTGCTGTTGGTGCAAGATATGGTGCTACTAAGATGAGAAAATCAGATGTCAATCAATTAGCTGCAATGATGCGAGCAGGCGCTATGAAAGAGGAGCAATAAATGAGTAGAAACGGATCAGGTACATACACCTTACCTGCTGGTAATCCAGTAGTAACTGGCACAACTATATCTAGTACATGGGCTAATAGCACCCTTACAAACATTGCTTCTGCCCTTACTGATTCATTAGCCGCAGACGGTCAAACAACGGCTACTGGCAACCTTAAAATGGGTAATAACCGCATTACTGGGTTAGCAGATGGAATAGCGTCTACCGATGCTGCAACCGTAAGTCAAGTAAACGCTTCTGTAGCTGGTCTTGGCACTATGTCTACACAAAACGCTAATGCTGTAGCAATTACGGGTGGAACTGTAAACGGTACTTCTGTTGGCGCAACTACCGCTTCTACTGGTGCTTTTACTAACTTTACAGCTAGTGGTACAGCTTCATTTACTAGCACAGGCGCAGTTAAAGTTCCCGTAGGAACTACTGCACAGCAACCTAGCCCAGTAACAGGAATGATTCGTTTTAACAGCACAACTAGCCTATACGAAGGTTATGGTACAAGTGCTTGGGGTGCATTAGGTGGTGGCGCAACAGGTGGTGGTAGCGACCAAATCTTTAACTTAAACGGTCAAAATGTAACTACAAGCTACTCAATCCCTAGCGGTAAAAACGCTTCAAGTGCAGGCCCTATCACTATTGATACAGGTGCTACAGTAACAATTCCAACTGGTTCAGTTTGGGTAATCGTCTAAGGAAAATATTATGGCTGGCGCACTTACAATCTCAACACTAAATGACAGTAGCGGAGTTCTTGCAACACAGAACGGAATGACTGGTATTGCTAAAGCATGGGTAAACTTTAACGGAACTGGCACAGTAGCTATTAACGGTTCGTTTAATGTGTCTAGCATTACTGACAACGGCACAGGAGACTACACAGTTAATTTCACTACCGCCATGCCTAATGCAAACTATGCAATTACTGGAACTGCTCGTATTCAAAATAACACTAATCGTGACGGTGCAATGTTGGGTACAACTGGTCAAACTGTTGCAAATACATATATGACTACTGGTGCTAGGGTTGCTGTTTTTTATCCAGTAGATGGCTCTGCGTTTGATGCGGTTGCTGTTAGCGTAGCAATTTTTGGAGCATAAATCATGGCTGGCACACTCGTAATAACAACCCTTTCAGATGGCACTAATAGCACTTCTGCAACTAATTTAGTTAAAGCACCTTGTGTTGCTTGGGTAAATTTTGATGGAACTGGGACACCTGCTATTCGTGCTTCTTACAATGTATCCTCTATTACAGATAATGGAACAGGCGATTACACAGTTAACTTTACTAACGCTTTAACTGATACTAATTATTCTATTTGCGGAACTGCTGGTGCTGGTGCAACATTTAATGCAGTAGCATTAAGTCCTTATCCGTATTCAACACAAACAACAAGTGCAATGCGATTTAGAACTTTTGGTAATGCATCAACATTGCAAGATGAAGATTTAATTTCTATTTCTATATTTAGATAATTTTTAAAGGATAAACCATGTCACAAGTAATCATATTTTCAAACTCTAACGGTGGTGTATCTACCTGCATCCCCACAGGCGAAATCAGCATTGAAGCTGTATTAGCTAAAGACTGCCCAGCAGGTGCAATCATTGTTGAGCAATCAGCACTTCCAACCGCTAATGACTTCTATGACGCTTGGGAACTAGCTGACGGAGTAGTTACTGTTAGCTTTCCTAAAGCCGTAGAACTTACTAAGAAGCGTTTACGAGCAGAGCGTACCCCACTTCTAGCCGCACAAGATGTAGCGTTTCAGCGTGCTTTAGAATCAGGTGCAGACACTACTGCTATCGTTGCTGAGAAACAAAGACTGCGTGATATTACTAACATCACCGCTACAACTTTAGACGAATTACGGGCTTTGAAAGCAGAGGTTTAATATGGCTTTAGAACTTAATGGCACTACTGGAGTTCAAGGCAATAGCGGTGCTTTTGTACGAGGTACTGCTGTAGCTTCTACAAGCGGAACGAGCATTGACTTTACTAGCATTCCTAGCTGGGTTAAGCGTGTAACTGTAATGTTTCAAGGAGTAAGTACAAGCGGTACTTCTATTCCTCAAATTCAAATTGGGTCAGGTTCTTTTGTAACAACAGGCTATTTGGGAACTGGTTTTATTGCCTTAAACACATTTGCACCTGCTATTTCACAAAATTCTACAGGGTTTTTAACAGCAGGAGATTGTGCGGCTACATACACAACGCATGGTTCAATTGTTTTGACAAACATTACTGGAAACACATGGGTAATAAATGGCATTTTAGGGCAAAGTGATGCTGTTCGTATTCAAATGTGTGGCGGTTCTTTAGCTTTAGGTGGAACTCTTGACCGTGTTCGCATTACCACAGTAAACGGCACAGATACTTTTGATGCTGGTTCAATCAACATTCTTTACGAGTAAACCATGGACAGAATAGAAATTGATGTGATTACTGGTGAGCGTAAGGTTATTGAACTAATTGCTGAAGAAGTTGCACAAGCACAAGCTCAATACGCAGAATGGCTTGCAGCACAGCCAACCAAAGAAGAACAGATTGCTAAACTGCAAGAACAAATTGACGCCTTGAAAGCCTGATTATGTCTTTTGAAATCGACCCAGTTAAATACGGCCAACTTTGGGAAAAGGTTGACCAATTAACCGCCAAAGTAGATAAGCTAGAAGAAGGCATGGAAGAATTGCTTGCTTTGGCTAATAAAGGCAGGGGCGGTTTTTGGGTTGGAATGATGGTTGTTTCAGGCATTAGTTCTATTGTGGGTTTTATCGCACATTGGCTGACGAATAAATGATTTTAGAAACAATTATTGGTGCTTTAGTTCCTGTAGGTATAGACGGGATTAAAAGCCTTATTGGTAAATTTTCAGGCGGTGTAAAGCCTATTTCCGTTGATGAGCAAATAAAGCTAGACAATAACGAAATAAACAAGCTACAAGCCATTGCTGCATTAGATAACCCCTACGGTTCACCTAGCCAATGGGTAGTTGATTTAAGGGCATCTAGCCGCTATTTAGGGGCATTGTTTGTGATTGTTGTAGGCATAGGCACATTGTTTTTATCTGTAACGCCTGAAATTCAACGCATTGGCATAGAAGCCGCCAACATTGCGTTTGGGTTCTTGTTTGGTACACGCATTATGGCTAATCTTAAAAAATGAACCTAAGTCCGCATTTCACCTTAGACGAACTTACTCATACAGATCACCGCCAGTTTGACAATACGCCAAATGCGTCTGAGATGGCTAACCTTGTGCGCCTAGCTGCGTTCCTAGAAGAAGTCAAAACGGTACTAGGCGGCAAGCCAATTATGGTTAACTCAGCCTTTCGTTGCAAACAGGTAAATGATGCGGTAGGATCAAAGGACACTAGCCAGCATCGGATTGGTTGTGCCGCAGATATACGAATACCAAGCATGACCCCCGATGAAGTCGTTAAAGCTGTGATTGCATCGGGGATTGGATATGACCAAATTATTCGAGAATTTGACCGCTGGACACATATTTCTGTGCCTAATACTGCTGGGGCTAATCCTCGCAGACAAGCTCTGATTATTGACCGCAGCGGTACTAGGCCCTACGCTTAAAGCAATGCGTGGTTGTGGTAGCTTTTCTTACGAACCCTAAACTCAAATAGATTTTCATGCTCAGGGTATTCTCTAGCAAACTTCCTAGCATAATGACTAATCCAACCGTCATCTATTTTAAAGTCACCTATATTGCCAATAGCGGTTTCCCAGCGCACACGGTGAAACACGCATTTAGCTGAAAAGTATTGCCGTCTAGCCGCAACCTGCAATGAGAACTTTTTAAACATTTCCCATATGCTAGGATTTTCTGCATCATAAATTTCAAAGTTTTCTTTAGTCCATTTATTGTTCATGTTTGCACCATTAAATAGTTAGCCACGAAAAAAAAAATACTAAACGCTATCCCTAATAAAACACCCAAAATAATGTGTTTCATGTTAATGAAAAATCTTGTAACGAGGGTTGCAGGTAACTTCTACAGGTACATCGGTAGTTACACCGTTAATCTTGCGTTTGGCCGTAATAACAACTGGGCGTGTACCTGCTGATTCGCACTCGTTAATACCTAGAATGACCTGCGCCCTAGTCATGTGATACGCCTGCTTATCAGTTTCTAGGCTGACATTAGGCGGTGTGTACGATGTACACGCTGCAAATAGCAATGGTGTTAATAAAAGTAAGTTTTTCATGCGTGATCCTTTTGTTGGTATGCAGCTTGAACGCTGTCGTTGAATTTATCCCAGCCGCCTATGCTGTGAATCATCTCTAATACGCTGGTTTCAGTATTGGCTATAAAAACATCGTCTATATCGACACCGCCCACAATACCTATATCGGGTTCGTCTTTATCAATGCCGCCATGTACATCTAAGTAGGTATCGCCTACATAAAGTGATAAAACATAACTCATAATCTATTCCTTTCTTTTTCACTCCCCAATGGAGTAGCACCAGTATATTAAGTTACCTTAACAATATCAACGCATTCTTATTAGGATATACCCTAATATGTTGTAAAAATGAGACAGGTGGGGTGGGTCGGCAGTCCCGTGAAGGAGTATAGATTGTGTCTAACCCTGCCGCCCGTTCCCATTATATGCCGTTCTTGATCTGATAGACCCGTAATAGGTGTTGAAAGCACTCCCAGCCATTTTGTAACTTTTGTTCCTCAATCTCAATTAGCTTGACTTGGTTGGTCGTGCCGTTGACAAACACAATGGCGCACCGTGCTGTTGGAACGCCAAGGCCTTCACGGTAAGCCGCCAGTTGCATCTCATGTTCAAAATAAACATCGACTTTATCAAGGTCAGTATCTTTGGTCTTGAAATCGACTATAAAGCCGTTTTTAGCCATCAAATCGCATTTGCCACCAAACCCTAGCGGATGCCCAAACGACTTCTCAGGCAGCCACAGTTGCTCTCCAAACGCACTTTTAAGCGTACTATCAATCGCATCTAAATACGGTGGCTTTTCAGGCATATAAACTTGGTCAAAATAGGCTTCAATAACCGCATGAATAGCCGTACCTCGTTCCGCAGCTTCACGACCCGTAGCCTTGGAATCCTGCATTACCCTAGCCAACCAGTCGGCTTCAGGTTCGTCAGGCTGTCTTGGCAGCGTTAATGCAGCTAAGAGGACTTGTTGCTGTTTCCATGTATCAAGCCCTGCTTTCGATAACATTCCGTTAATTGTTGTAACACTTGGCAGAAGTCCGAGTTTCCGTGCGTCACGAAGCGTTGTGGCTCTTTCCCCAGTCTTGCCGATGGTTGTATAGGCTGGAGTGCCGTCTTTGGTGTACCAATGACCATTTTCTTGTGCCTTTTCTTTAACTATCATATTTGCCTTAGAACGGGATGGAAGATAAGTCATCATCTACAAGCGTAGGTTTTTCAGCTTCACGCTGTTTCTGACCACGCCATTCAGACGATTCGGTAATCTTTTCTTTGTAATACTTTGGCAGCGCATCGTACTTAGCTTGGTCAAATTCAGCCAGCCA